AAGCCGCAAGCAAAGAGCAGATAGAAAAAGAACGGATCGAGGCGCAAAGCGAAATGGCTGGAGCAAGCATAGGCCAGCGTATTGCTAGCGATCTGCTAGAGAATCAACAGCTAAAAGACAAAGCAGCACGAGAGGATTACCAGAAGGGAGTTGACATCGGCATAGAAATTGCCAAAGATAGCAATTCGAATGATTAGTAATATCAAAGAGCAAGCATATACAATGGAAGGGTCATCTCTTTCTGAGTTTATGAAGAAAAGGCTCCGCGAAGTGATGAATCAACACGCAGATCATGTGGCAACAGGGGCATGTAAAGATTACAGCGATTATCAAAAGATGGCTGGAATTATCGAGGGCTTGGCCCTTGCGGAACGGGAATTGCTGGATTGGGTTGAAAAGCACATTCAGGAAGATTAGGAACTCGACTCCTTAAGGTCGTGCAATATGAACGAAGAAGCATTACAAGAAGTGCCGGAACCGGAAAGTGTTGAAGAGCCTGTCGTCAAAGATGAGGTAAAAAGCCAACTGCCGGAGCCAAAAGGTTGGAAGATACTGGTAGCTATGCCGGTTGCTGACGAAAAAACTGAAGGCGGCATTCTGAAAGCGGCTTCTACAGTCAGGGATGAAGAGCTATCCAATATATGTGGATATGTTCTGAAGATGGGAGAGGAATGCTACAACGATCCTTCGAGGTTTCCATCGGGTGCTTGGTGTAAACAAGGCGACTGGGTGGTGTTTCGGGCGTATTCAGGCACTCGTATTAAGATGTATGGACAGGAGTTTCGTTTAATTAATGACGATACTGTGGAAGCGGTGGTCGATGATCCTACAGGAGTGGTAAGAGCATGAGTGAATCAAGTACCGAAATCATTAACGAAGAGCCTGTGCATACGGGTGAGCAAACGCAGGAAGACAAGTTCTTTGGCGTTACCAATGAGATTAATGTTCCGGCTCCTGATGCAGTAGAGATTGAGGTAGTTGACGATACTCCGGAAGAGGACAGAAGGCCCAAGCGGGCAAAAGATACGCCGTCGATGGTGGATAACGACGATGTAGACGCGGAAATATCAGAGTATAGCCAGAGAGCCGCTGATCGCATCAATCAGATTAAGTATGAGTTTCACGAAGAAAGACGCGCAAAAGAACAGGCAGAAAGAGTTTCGGAAGAGGCGGCTACACGCTTACAAAACCTGATGGCAGACAATCAGCGCTTGCAGACAATGGTTCAGCAAGGCGGGGATGTTTTAAATAAAACGGCTTTAAATAATGCGTTGTGGGCAAAACAAAGCGCTACGCAATCGTATAAAAAGGCGTATGAAGAGGGCGATGCGGATGCGATGGCAAAGGCCCAAGAATTATTATCTCAAGCTACATTAGCGGAGCAGCAAGCATCGGGAACGGCACAACAGGTTCAGGCGCAGGTCATTCAGAATATGCCCGCCCAAGAACAGGTTCCGCAGCAGCCGCCACAAAGAAAGCTTGATCCTGACATGGAGCGGTGGGCAAAAAAGAATCCTTGGTTTATGGGTTCTGAGTCATTCCAGAAAGAAATGACTTCGTATTCGCTGTATGTCGATCAGCGTTTACGTGCAAAAGGCGTTGATCCCGAAACCAGATCAGAAGAGTATTATTCTCAGGTAGACAGAGAAATGCGCCAACAGTTTCCAGACTTTTTTGGTGTTCAGTCAGTGGGTGATTCAGAAATGGTCACCTCGGAAGTAACACCTAAACGACAACCGCAAACGGTTGTTGCAACCGCAACGAGGGATAGCGGAAATAAAAAACCCACGCAAATACGTCTGAATAAATCTCAGCTTGCTTTAGCTCGGCAGCTTGGAATTACCCCAGAACAGTATGCTAGTCAGTTACTAAAGGAGGTTTAGATGGCAGGTCAAGATGACACGACAAATACAGTGGAAGAAGGCTCTGCAAAAAAATCGAATACTTCCAAACAAGAGCGTAGCCCAAGGGCTTTAGATAGCAGAGATGCTGCCCAGCGTGTCGCAAGCTGGGAAAACCCGACGAACTTACCAGACCCTATACCGCAGGAAGGTTGGACATTTCGGTGGATCAGGACGGCCACATTAGGTCAGGTTGATAACACCAATGTATCAAGACGATTCAGGGAAGGATGGGAGCCTTGCAAACTAGAGGATCATCCGGAACTACAGAATCAGATGATGGATCACAATTCAGACTGGGCAAGTAAAGGGAATATTGAAATCGGCGGGCAATTGTTATGCAAGATGCCATCAGAACTTGCGGAAGCAAGAAATGACCACTTTAGAAATGTGGCTCAGACTCAGATGGAATCGGTGGATAATATTTATTTGAAGGAAAACGATCCTCGCATGCCTAAACAAGTATTTGAAAGGAAATCGAGGACGACCTTTGGCAGGGACTCGTAAGGGTCTTATTATTAACGAATAAGTCGGAGTATTCCGACAGGAGACAATTATGTCTGCAAGTGCAACTCCTCATGGAGCCGTGCCTGTAGGTTCATTGGTGTCTGCTGCATACAATGCAAAGGTTACGCACTACAAAATCAAGAGCGCCTATGGAACATCTATATTCTATGGCGATATTGTGAAGTGGGCTGACGATAACCCGAATACCACTATAGCGAAGGATACAGGCACAGCGGCTTGTACCCCTATAGGGATATTCCTTGGATGCGCCTATACTGATCCTACAACCAAGCAATTTACACCTAGTCAGTATTTTCCAGCTTCAACGGCTGCGAGTGATATTGTTGCGTATGTTGCTTCTGACCCATTCATCATCATGCAAATGCAATGCGATGGCGCTGCCGATCAAGACGATCTTGGCAAAAACTGCGCTGTTGTGCAGACCGCAGGATCGACGGATATCGGAAGAAGTAAAAACTCGGTTGATATATCAACGGTAGCAACTACCGCTACATTGCCCTTAAAGATCATTGACTTTGTTGATGGTCCGGACAGCGCGATAGGTGATGCTTATACGGATGTATTGGTAATTTTTAACTCACAATCTGCATTTGGAACTGGCGGTCATCAACTGCTCAGTGCCACTGGCATTGGTTAAGGGAGGTTAATCATGGCGGCTATTTCACGAGCGCAAGAGCTTAAGCAGCTTCTCCCCGGACTGAACGCCTTGTTCGGAGAAGAGTACGGAAATTACGAAAACGAGCATGAAGAAATCTACGCAACCGAAAACTCTGAAAGATCGTTCGAGGAAGAGTTGAAGTTGTCTGGTTTCGGTGCAGCACCAGTGAAGGATGAGGGCGCAGCGATCAGCTACGATACCGCGCAAGAATCTTTCGTGGCTCGCTATACGCATGAAACGATTGCTATGGGCTTTTCAATTACTGAAGAGGCTATGGAAGATAATCTTTATGTCAGTCTTTCTGGCAGGTATACCAAGGCGCTTGCTCGCGCAATGGCGTATACCCGACAGGTTAAGGCAGTCTTCCCGCTAAATAACGGGTTTACCAATAGTTATCAATCCGGTGATGGTGTGAATTTATTCACAGCGTCTAGTGATGGAGTAACTGGCGGTGACGGACACCCATTAGTGAGCGGTGGCAAGAACTCTAATAGACCAACCACGGGTGCTGATCTGAATGAAACGTCTTTAGAAGACGCGGTGATTCAAATTAGTAAGTGGACGGACGAAAGAGGTCTGAAGATTGCTGCAAGACCTAAGAAACTGATTGTTCCTACTGATCTACAGTTTGTTGCAACACGATTGCTGCAAAGTGATTATCGCGTTGGAACAGCAGATAACGATGTGAATGCGATCAAGACCAACGGTGTGATACCGGAAGGGTATGCTGTGAATCATTATTTAACAGATACCAATGCTTTCTTTATCATTACTGATGTGCCTGACGGCATGAAGCATTTCGTTAGAAGTCCAATGACCACTTCAATGGACGGAGACTTTGATACCGGGAATGTTCGCTACAAATCCAGAGAAAGATACTCCTTTGGTGTATCTGATCCTTTGGGCGTGTGGGGATCGCCGGGTAGTTCGTAAGAACGATGAGGGAGGCTCGTAATGGGCCTCCTTTTTTCTATCTAGGGATTTAACAATCCTCTATCAACTGACCTAGCAGACAAGCCACGATGATAGAGTTTTTTCTTTCAGGAGAAAAAAATGGCGAATACGACTTTCAACGGCCCTGTCCGATCAGAAGGCGGGTTTGAGCAAA